CACACTACCGGGCAGATTGGCCGGACGGGGCCTGCCCGTATATGGACGGCGACGATCGCTGGCATCCGTCGATCCACATGGGAAAAGACATTGCGAGAGTTTTTCTGCAAGTGAAAAGTGTGGAACGCAGGCAGCTGCGGGACATGGAGATTGCAGACTTCCGCAAAGAGGGCATAAAGCCGCGAAACAGACCGGGTGGCTGTACCTGTGCATGGGCACGAGACGGATGCAAGGAAAAACCATGCACAAACCGTGATGCCTACGAGCGCGAACGCTACATGATCCCGTTTTGCGAGTTGTGGGACAGCACGCTACCTGCGGCCAGCGTAAAAGCGCTGGGCTGGAACGGGAACCCGGATGTGTGGGTAATTGAGTTTGACAGAACAGAGCGCCGGGCTGAAAGCCTGTAGCAGAAAGGACAATAGCCATGAATATGCAGAAAATGGGTAAGCTGTGCAAAGAGAATATGTGCATGAAGCTGTATCGGAAGGGCTACACGCAGTACATCAGCGACGGGATCACGATGGTGGAGATACCGCGGAACTTCCCTGCGCTGAACGACGAGACCGAAGCGGCGGCGGTGTTTGGCTGGACAGACAAGCAGCTGGAAGAAATCAGCTGCGAGGTGGAAGGGCTGGATGTTATCAACGGCTTGTACGAGGTGACGGGCATCAGCATGGACGATGTGAGCGGCGAGGAAATCCCGTGCAAGAGAGCACCGATTGGGTTTACCTATGCCGGGATGCACCTGCTTGTGCTGCGGGATGAGCGCGGCGGGATCGCAGGGATCAACACAAAGCAGTTAGAGCCGATCATGGACGAGCTGAAAAACGGGCAGTACATGGCGTGGTACAGACGGACGATGCACAACGGAAACCCGTACTATGTGCTGAAAAGCGGGATGTACCTGCGCATTGCAGTCATGCCGATTGTGTTTGATGATGTGTTTGCGGCGGCGCTGGATGAGATCAGGGCCGGGATGATGCTTGATGCACTGGGCAGACCGAAAAAGCGGGAGGACGAGAACCATGACGATTGAGCGAGCGGCGGAAATACTGGACCCGGAAAGCAAAGAAAAATTTTACGGGGAGAGCGGAAAACAGGAAGTATTTGAAGCGATGCGGCTTGCAAAAGCGGCGCTGGAAAAAAGAATCAAGAAAACCGTGCATCCGTTTTGGACGGGAAACTCTGCGGCGTGTCCGTATTGCGCAAGCGCACAGTTTTTGTACAACGAAGATGGACGGAGGAACAGATTTTGCGGAGAGTGCGGCCAGATGCTTGACTGGGAGGACGATATGAAATGAGCGAAGTTGTGCTGAAACCTTGCCCGTTCTGCGGTGAGGTGCCGGAGGTGGCGCGGGTTGCAAGCGGATATAGGGGCAACGCGGACGCGGCAACGGCGACATTTCAAGTGCGGTGCGAGTGCTGCGGGATAAAGTTTGAAAGACAAACCGAAGTGGCGATTGACGATGACGGAAAAGTAAATGTTCTATTTGACGGGTACGGCGAAGTAATCAGGCTGTGGAACACGAGGGCGAAAAAGCAATAGCCTATGACGGTAAACGGTGAAAAGCTGGTTTGCGGTTCGATAAAAGGGTGCCTGAACTGCAAGTATGCGGACTGCATTTCCAAGGGCAGAAAAATCTACGCAGTAAGCGAAGAACAGCGAAAAAGGAACAATGAAAGGCAACGACAGCGGAAGCAGGCCAGGCGCGAAAGCGGAATATGCACAAGCTGTGGCAAGCGCCCGGCGGATGCCGGGAGAAAAATGTGCGGGATATGCCGGGAAAAATTCAGGCTGTACAAGGAAGCCGAAAACAGAAGAAAAGGCGTGCCGCCGCGGGATGCACTGGACGGCGTGACGGTGTGCGCAAAATGCGGAAAGGCACCGCCCATGCCGCCGCACAGGACATGCGAACGGTGCTACAAAAGCTGCATGCGAAACATAGCAAAGACGCCGACGCACAGGGGCGTTAAGCGGAACGACCTGTTCCGGGCGGTGAATGATTAACATAGTAATACGACCTGCCCGGCGGGTGCCGGGCAAATTTTAGCGGCCTGCGGGCCGCTGGGGGGCTTGTATACGGTTTTATCTTTTCCCCCATTCTCTATTATTTACCAGATTCCAAACGATAGAGCCTGAAGGCAGGCAGGATGTGAACGGGAGGGGCAGAGCATGAAAGCCAGGTATGTGCGCGAGCAGAAAACCATCTGCGGAAAAGAGTACATGGAAGTGGATTTGCTGAACGTCTCCCCTGCTGAACACAGAGCCAGCGTGCGGAAGAAAAAAGAGTTTGCGTCCAGCCTAGCGATGCAGCGATGCAACGAGCGTTACAGCAAGCGCAAGCTGCAATGGATGGTAGCGGAGAATTTCACAGAGCGGAAGAATCAAACCTGGCTTGTACACATGACCTATAACGACGAATGGCTGCCCTACTACGACGAGGATGCAGAAAACAATGTAACAAACTGGCTGGACAAGATGAACCGCCGCCAGGCAAAGAAGTATGCGGCGGCGATCCGGGAAAATCCTGCAAACCCCGGCGGGGTGCTGCCGAAAGTGAAGTACATAACCGTGACCGAGCACCAGCGGGAGGACAAGGACAAAGGGCTGAAAGAGGTGCGGTATCATCACCACACGATCTTAGAGTGCGATTTGAGCATTGACGAGATCAAAAGCTGCTGGGGAACCGGGCGCGGGAAAAACTGGGAATCGCTGGGGCTTGTAAAATGCGACCGCGCCGAGTTTGACAAGGGCAGCCTGGAAGCCTACTGCGAGTACATCACCAAGAACCAGAAGCGCACCCGCCGCTGGCGGCAGAGCCAGGGATTGCGCAAACCGACGCAGCCGCGCCCGAATGATACGCGGTACACGCCGCGCAAGCTGGCCGAAGCGGCCACGATGAACATTGACGACCGCAAATTTTGGGAAGATCGTTACGGGATGCTGAAGCTGGGAGACGGGAGCGCACGGCAGTATGCGTTTGTGGGTGCAGAAGCACGGTACAACGAAATTACGGCAGAATGGCATGTGATCGCCAAGTTTTGGGCGGACCCGCGCAGACAGCCGAAGAAAAAGGCGGCGAGAAAATGAGTTTCCGCATGGAGTTAGAGGATTTACCGCCGCGGTATCGTGCCCAGGCGGAAATGCAGATCGCGCAGCGGAAAAGTGAACGATGCTTGCAAAAAGGCACAAAAAGCGGGCAAAATTGCGAACGAAACGAACAAAAACGGGAAATTCAAGTAAAAAACGGCGATTTTTGCGAACGAAGCACAAAGCAGGCGCCGGAGAGCGAGAAGCGGTATTACCGGGAAGTGATATTGCCGAAGGTGGCGTGCGGGCAGATCGTGAAGGTGCAGGAGCAGGTCATGTTCGACCTGCTGCCGGAAAAGGCATATTGCGGGCTGAAACTGCCGAAAGCACGGTACAAGCCGGACTTTGTGCTGACCTATGCAGACGGAACGGTGGAGATCGTGGAGGTTAAGTCGAAATTCACCCGGCGGATGCAGCGAGACTACATTTACCGCAGGCGGTTGTTTATAGACCTGGTGGCAGAGCCGCGCGGGTGGAAATTTACAGAATGGTTTGCTGACAAGGAGGACTGACAATGGACGACGGAACGAAGCTGTGCGAGCTGTGCGGGATGCACAAGAAGCTGAACATCGGCCCGGCGGGGGCGCTGTGGCTGGAAAAAGACGGCGCAGGAGATGCCGTGCTGATGGTGGAGCCGGTTGTAGGCCGGACACTGCCGGTGGCCGTGCCGGTGTGGTTCTGCCCGGCGTGCGGGCGGGATTTTAGACCGAGAAAAGAAGAAACGGCGGAAGGTTTGCTCCCGGTAAGCGCTGAACACATGGAATACCTGAAAAGCAAGGCAAGAAAGATGCAAGGGAGCCTTGAAGAAGCGCTGGACAGGGTGATTAACGATTGTTACTGGGCAGACAAAGAAAAAGAGCAGAAAACCAAGGAGGGTGTGAACGATGAAACAGGCACCTAATTTTTACCGAAAAAATGCGGCGTGCGGCGTGGCCCGGCGGGTGATGAACGGGAAAAAAGCCACGCCGGAGCAGATGCGGGATGCCGTGGGCCAGGTTGTGGCGTGGTGCTACCTGGTTTGTCTGCGCGGCGTGACCGGGTGGAGTGCAAAGCAGATGGACAATTATCTTGAAAAGGCCACGCGGAACACCCAAGACTACATGATCCGGGTACGGACGAGTACGAACGACAAGGCAGCGCGGAAGTGGCTGGACAAGACCACGGAAAAGCTGCATTTTGTTCTCCCGGCGGATAAGCCGCTGAAAAAGCAGGCAGATCGGGACGAGCTGGCACAAAAGCGGATCGGTGCGGATACGGCGTGGAAGATCATGTCGGCGGCGCTGCTGCGCAAAGAGCCGTGGGGCTGCGCCGTGGACGAAGCGACCGCGCAAAAGGTGCTGGACGAGATGCGGGACTACTACGAAAACCGTTTTTTGGATTGGGCAAAAGAGGGCGGTGCCTACGGCATGGAACGGTTAAAGCGCGATGTTGAAAGCGTGCTG